TCCTTTCCCAGAGTCCCCATCGATGGAAGAACAGCCACCAGCATTTCATCGCTTTCTCTTGCTCTGGAGCTTCTGCTCAAGTCTGGCGTTGACTTCTTCCCGTGATGCCGGTTGCTTCATGAGCTGAGCAATCGGTGTGAAATGCCCATCCGCATCACGAAAGTACAGTGCGTCATCGATCTGAACGTATCGGCCCTTCACCTTGCTCATCGATACTCCACGCAGTTATTCGTGAGCTTGCGATGCAATTCGCTCAACCTGGCATGGGCTTGATTGATATCCCCATGAATGTAATCGCCCGTGTCGTCTCCTGTGCGACGAAGATAGTCTCGCTTGGCGACTTCGAGACCCACCAGGCTTTTGAGCAACTCGACTTCATCAATGGTCAGCCCTGTGATCGTCATCGCTGGATCGTGGCAATACGGGACTGCTTGCTTTCGTTCCCGGCAATGTCATAGGCGGAATAGCTGAACACGTACTCAATGCCTGGTTGGTTATAGAGCCCAAGCGGGATGGGATAGGACAGGACCTCCTTCTTGACCATCGTGAGGAGACGCCAGGTTGTGGCTTCTCCGTTCGGAGGCGTCTTCGTCCAGTAGATCTTGAACCCAGCCAGATCGCTCGAATCGATGGGCAACCGCCATTCCAGCAACATCAACTCACGCTCAAGCGTCGCGTACCACTTGGAGGCGGGTGACTTCTTGTCGACCACGAGTGGCGGACGAACTGGCTCTTTGACGCGCCAGCCTCCCGTGGCACACCACTGGTTGATGTAGCCTTCTAGTTCTTCAGGCTTATTGGCGGTGAGAATCTTGTATTCAAACATGGAGAGAACCTCCCTGGTTGGTCACTGTCGAGACAGTAAGTAGCACGGCTACGGAGAAACGTCAACGCGCCACCTCAGACGGCATAACTCTTCGCCCTCCTCTGTTGATCGGCCTTGTTGAACTTCGGTGGTGGTAACGCCTTCCGCATGAAGATCTTCGAAAGCCCATGCCCAATCGCATCGCCGACCGACGACAGCGGATGGAACTTTCGCGGCTCCGTCTTCGAGATCACCCCAGCTTGATCCCGCCGATAGGCATAGCCCCCCTTCAACGCTTCATGAATCCACGGCTTCGCTTCGCCTGGGGATGGCGCGGGATTGACGTACAGCCGATCGGTCTGAGATAGCAACGTCGTGATGGCGTTAAGGCGCGTGAAGAAGTCCGGCTCTCCCGGCTCAGGGTTGCCGTTGAGCTTCGCGCGAATGATCGAATCGAGGTGATGCTCGCTGACATCGCTCTTGGCTGACATCGGCCCGTGGTTCGTGATGTCGCGCCAATCGGTACAGCCTCGATAGTCGGCGGCGAGCGTCGGTGTCACCTTCCGGTCAATCAAGTCTTCGATGCTCTGGTTCTGGTCACCCAGCAAGCAATCGATCAGCATGATCCGGCCAGAGGGGAGCGTTTGCCCGATCACACAACACGGATAGAGCCCTTGGAACCAGAAGCGGAAGGACGGCATCTGCTGCAACGGCTCCAGGCTAGTCGGCGATTGATGAAACCGGGCGCTGTATTGCGGGGTAATCGCCACCCCACTGTCTTCGACTTTATAGAGTTCATCCATGGCTTGGCTCCAGGCATCCACTTGATCGTCATACTCCCCGTTCGGGAACGTCGCACACTCGTTGATGAAGGTCTCGACCCATGGTGCAATCTGGGGGTGAGGCAGGTAGCAGTTCCCGGCATGCACGACATGGGTGTAGGCGGCGGCTCTCGCTTGCTTATCGCCGGTCACGCCCTTAGGGATCAACCCCGGAATCTCCCCTCGGAGACTGCTGATGATGGCCGGACCATTGGCTTTGTCTTCAACCACCTTGACGCTCGGCAGCTTGTGCGTTTGGTTGAAGGCTCTGACGGCGCCCAAGGTCGCCACAAAGTCGAACAACCCGCGCACCTGATCCTTGAAAAAGCAGTCCGGCCCTTGCTTCCCCCACTGCTGGCCCACGACATAGCTACTCGTCGTCAGATCCTTAAACGCCAAGTCCCAACTCTGGACTTCTCGGTCAAAACCCCATGGGAGAGGCACGGCCCTAACTTCCAGGTAGGAACCGTCCATCTGTTTGACTCGTACCGGCGGCAGCGTGTCCTCCTGGCCCGCGTGACACCAATACTTCCACCAATGGCGCTTGAGGATGCCACCCTCGGCGGGTGCTGGCCGTTGCTGTAACTGTGCGGCAGCGCCATACTCTTTGAGATCCTTCTTGAGCTGCTGAATCTCGGCCTTGCCGAATCGGTCCTTCCATAGCACTTCCCCCTCTTCCTTGCGTGGATCTTTGTCCCAATGGAAGACACAGCCGGTTACGATGCACTTCCCCCCTTCGTATTCTGCTGGTAGATTGAGATGGTGCCACCCGCCTTGATCCAAGAGATGGCCGGATAGATCGTGTTCGTGGACACGCTGCATGACCACGATCCTCCGCCGCTTCTTTGGATTGTTAATACGGGTAGACATGACGTTTGACCACCAGTCAATAGCGCCTTCGCGCATGACATCCGACTCTCGCTCTTCGACGTTGTGGGGATCATCACACACCAGGATGTCTCCACCTTCCCCGGTGTTTGACCCTCCCACTGATGTCGCCATGCGATAGCCGGTCTTATCATTCTCGAACTTGATCTTTTCATTCTGATCTCCTGTGAGCGTAAAGACATTGCCCCATCGCTCCTGATACCACGGCGACGACACCAACCGCCGCATCTTGACCGAATCGCGCACACTCAACGATTGGGCATACGAGGAGAACAACCACTTGAGTGACGGCTCCACCGTCCAGACCCACGATGGAAACATCACCGCCACCTCAATGCTTTTCATATGGCGCGGAGGCATGTTGATGAGGAGATCGTTGATCTGGCAGCGATACACCGCCTCCAAATGCTCGGCCATCACATCGAGATGCCAATTGCCGATGAAGGGGGTCGAGGGTTCGATGATCTTCCAGGCGAGTTCCGTGAATCGCTTCAGGCCATTGAAGCGGACATCGAGAATATCCTCTTGGGCCTGGCTAAGCAGTTGGATAGCTGACATGCAGCAACCCTATTCCCTGGCAAGTTGAGCACTCAAATTCTTCACCCCAATCTTGCCAGTCGTCGCTCTCGACGTACCCAGCTCCGCCGCAATCCCAACACTCTTCACTCCCTGAATAGTCCTCGTTGTCTTCATCACTTGGCATCAATCACCTGCGGCTTGAGTTTGGCTTTGAGCTTTTGGTACGCCTCGAAATCTTCGGTCGTCCAGTTGGACAAGTCCTCTTCTGTCACCGGGGCTTTGGGAGGCGCTTTCTCGGCAAACGCCCCATGCCACCTGAGCAGCATATTGAGATACGGAGCCCGGTTCGCAAGCCGAACCTTTTTCGTGTAGCCGACATGCACCGCCTTGTCCCCGACCCCAACGAAATTCTCCTCAAGCTGGAAATCCTCCACCATCACGGCTTGCTCGCGCGTGAGTTGATCCATGGGCTTGAGGTTGTTGCCTTCGTAGAGTTGTCGCGGGTCGTAAAAGGCTAACGCTGTCACCATCTGCAATGACTCTTCAAGCCCTGCAATAGCTCTCGCAATGCGCAATCCTGACGGTGGATCACTCTCCGCACGTGCCGCGACCTCCTGCCCTAACGCCGTCACGCGCTGCATCTCTTGCTGCACGAGTGCCGCTCGCCGCGCTTGCTCACGCTCCTCTAGTAAGGGGCGTATTTTCTTGAGCACTCGGCACCCTTGTTGTTTCGCCGTCTTGGCTGGGTACCCGGCCCGAATCGCCGCTTCTTTGGCATTGAAGTTACACGCAGGGTATTCGAGGAGAAACCGCTCCTCTTTTGCGGTGAGTGGAACCGATGGGTAAACATCC